GAAAGACGACAATATCTTCAACCAATTCAGATTTAAAGCACGACAAACTGTTGCTAGTGCAATGGATGGTTTAGGAACTTTGACAAATCCAGGTGCTGCGTTTGAATCTGTCCGAAAAGGCGATCGCACGTTAATGCCTACTTATGCTAACAAAAAGTTCCAAGATCAAAAGAGAAGTACAACAGAAATATTAGGGAACAGCGCTAACACAATTAAAGCTACGGATTCAGCTTTAAATGACAATGAACTTAAAAAGGTAAAAGAGTACGACGAAAAATTACGTCAAATTCAAATTAAACGTCGAGGATTAGTCCAAATTAATCCTGGTGACAAACAAGGACTGTCCGTTTTAAAACGTGAAGAAGAGTTAGTACTCAAAGATCGCCAAAAGGCATACAAACCACTAGCAGCTACGCAAGCTTCTAACCAGCAAGTGATTCAAGCTTTAGAGTCAGAAGTTGAAGTATATAAAGAAAAAATAGCTCAAGCAGAATCTGATTTTGGAAATGCAACAAAAAACAAAGATAAATTAGATATACAAGCTCGATTAGATTACTACAAAAATACTTTGCCACAGTTGGAAGGCGCATTAAAGAAAACACAAGATGCACAAGACGCCTTTTCTAAATCTATTGGAGAGTCTGTTGACAAATTCGCATTACTACAGAAACAACTGCAAAATGTTGCCGATAGATTTGCAGATGTAAGCGATCGCATTCAAATGATTGGTAACAGTGCTAAGACGGACTTGTCACAAGCTGTCATCAATGGAGAGATGACACCAGGACAAGCAGAAGCTGGCAAACAAGCAATTGACAGAGACATTTTAGAAGAACAGTTAAAACGAAAGAAAGGGTCTATCAACGAGTATAAAGGTTTACTTTTTGGTGCAGATGCTCAGGCAATTCTCGAGTCGCGAGGAATCAAAGATATTCAAGATGTCGGGCAAGCTCAACTTGGTACTTTGGCGAGCAAGGCTAAAGACGGCACTCCTGAAAAAGAAGTGTTCACTCGGCTTCAGGATATGAAGAAAATGGAACTTGAAGCATCAGATCTTCAAGTTCAACTTTCCGCAGTGCAAGAACAAGCCGCACAGCAAATACGCGAGTCCAACAAACAAATTGCCGATTACTTCCGCGACGTTTCCCGCCAAGCAGCAGAATTAGGTTTGAGTACAAAAGAAGCTCAAGCTCAGATTGCAATGCAACAGCAAAAAAACAAGCTTAAGTCAGCACTACAAGGTTTTCAAGACAACTTCTTTAGTTCGTTTGTTGATTCGCTCATTGAGGGGATGGATTCTCTCAACGAGCCAATAATGGCAAGCATTGAACGGGAACGAGAAGTCACTGCTGCCAACAACTCAAAACAAGACAGAGATCGTCAAACAGCTGACATATACAAATCACTTCCACTGCAAACTGAAGGAATTAAACTTGATTTTTCGGCTATTGACTCAGCTCCGGTCAAACAACTCGAAGACAGCTTAAAGAAATCAGCAGAAGCCAGCAAAAACGTCACTACAGCATCTAAAGCAACGGGAGTAGCGATTAGAGATTCTTCAAAAGAAGCAAGCGGCTTAGGTGACAAGGTTGAAGATGTTGCTAGTGGGATCAATAATATTGAGACTGCGACTGGAAGTGTGACAACAGCATTACAAGATAATGTTACGGCAGCACAAAATGTTGACTCTCAGCTACAGCTCAATAGAGATACAGTAGATAGCAATCGCATGGCTGTAGAAGAGGTCAATGCCGCTGTAGTAACTCAATCCGGTAACATCTATGATGCTGCAATAGCAACTGAGCAATCCACGCAGACTACCAATATTCTACAGCAAGCATGGAATGGCGTATCCAACTGGGTGGTGAGTGTAGCCAGTCAGACTTGGGATTGGTTTAAAGGAATTGCTCAGAACATCCCCTTCCTGACTCAAATAGGAGACATGATTGGCGGGTGGAGCAAAAATCTCCAAGATCTGATTGCCAAAACTTGGGAGTGGATCAAAGGATTAGGAGACAATATTCCATTTTTGCAACAAATTGGAAGTACTGTTGGCGGTTGGGGAAACGCTGTGGGTGGTGCAGTTCAAGGTGCCGCACAACAAGGTGGAAACTTGTGGAACCAAGGAGTTGGAGCAGCAAGAGGATTACTTGGTATGGGTGAAGGAGTTGGAAAAGTTGGTAAATTTAATATTGTAGAGAGTGTTGGTGGGTCTGTTCAAACTGTTAAGAGTTATAAAGACCTTGAAAAACATCATCCTTCATCGGGAAGAGAGTATGGTCGTAATTACGAGACTGTTGACGGCAAACTGGAGGAAGTTCGTTACACACAAGATAAACGAACATTAATCAAGAAAGATTTTGTTCTAGAAAAGGGTGGTAGTGCAAATGTAGATATCCCTGCTTTTGCTGCTGGCTATATTAAGCGCCTCAATGATGCGGTAAACACAGTGCAAATATATGCTGACAAAGAAATGACTAAATTGGTTGGTCAATCTTTGCACATGAGCAGTGTTCCTGTCAAAACAGGAGATTATGTACGTTATGGTCAATCAATAGGCAAACAATCTGATACTGGATCACCCGGTTCTGTTCACGCACACATTGAAATGGAATTAGATCGTTTCAAGCAATACGTAGCAGATTTAAGTGACGGCACTTTTGAAGGCACCAAAGGAAAAGTACAAGAGCATGCGCTTGGTGACGGTCACAATCACTTTGGCGAAGAAGATCTTAAAAAAGCCAATCAAGGTGCCGCCGGAGCAATGGGCGGGTCTGCTCAAAAAATGCTTGCATCTATGGGTGGTGGCAACCAAAGTCTATCAATGGGTATTGGTCGAGCACCAAGAGGTGGCAGTGTCGCATCAGCAGAACGTGTGCAGTCAGATAAGTCTGGAGCAATGGCACTCGTTGCAACAGCTAAACGATTGGGACTGAAGCCAGAAGAATTTACAGCGTTAATGAGCTGGGAATCTGGCGGCACCTTAAACCCTAATGTTATTGGAGGTGACGGAAATCAATATAAAGGTCTAATTCAATTTAGTCCAGACAACCAAGCGAAATATGGAACTTCAAAGCAACAATCTATAGCACAACAAATCCCTTCAATCGAACAATATTTAAAAGATCGAGGATTTAAGCCTGGACAACACGACATCCGTCATGCGTATTCCGCTGTATTGGCTGGAAATGCGTCAGAAAGATATTGGGGCAGTAGTGACAGCAATGGAACTAATGTTCGGAATGCTGCGCCAAAATTTCAAAAAGGCGATCATTATAACCGAGCAATACAATTCCTTCGTGATAGTGGAGTAGACGCAAATTCAGTCAATGCAAGTTTTGGAAATCAACCCAGTAGTATGGAATCACCTGCAATAACTACTCCTACTCCTACTCCAATGATTGCACCTGTGCCTTTCGCTTCTTTAAGAGGCGCTAGCTACAGCGGCACTAGCGTGGATGTTGGCAAGTTGAATGCTGCTCAATCTGAAAGCGAAAAGATTCGCAAGCAGCAAGAGCAACAAGCGATCGCCAAAGAAAGAGCTAGAGTTGAGCAAGCTGGCGTAGAAGGGAAGCAGCGACAAAAACAGAGACTTGAGCAACTACGGCAAAGCATTCGTGATACTGAAGGGGATCGCATTCAATCTACTCGTCAATTCAGAGACTTGGGATTAGATATTGGCATTCAAACACCAGACAAGGAATCCCAAAGAAAAATCACGGGAGTAGGCGACACATATGATGATTTAGAACGAGACTTGACCGAAAAGATTCGGAAAACTACTGCTGGTCGGGATCAAGCAAAAGCGACTCTAGGCAAATTGTCGTCCCCAGATTATGTCCCTCAACCAGGACAAGATGTTGCTAAAGATGTTGAAGCCACAAAGGCTGCGATTGCTCAAGCAGAGAAATATTTGGGTGATTTAACAAAGATTCAGGGTGACCTCAAAACACAACGTAGTGATAGGCTAAAGTTTGAAGAAGAACAAGCTGCTCGTGAGAAGAAACTGAGACAGCAACAAGAAAAATTTGCGACTGAAGAAATCAGCATCTCTGTACTAGAAGCAGAAGCTCAAAGACTCAACGATCTCAAGGGGCGTGGTATTCGTGATCAAGGCGTAGAAAACCTACCTAAGCTTGAGGCAACTATAGCTGCACGAAAAGAAGAGCTTCAGTTACAACAGAAACTTAGCGAAATTGACGAAAATGCCCGTAAGAATGGCACAGATAAAGCTGTAGTAGATGAGCAGAAGAAGGGGTCAAACGAAAGACTAACAATTGTTAAGAAAACGATCGATGAAAATCGCAAATATGCCGAGACTATTGCTGGACGTGAAAACGAGAAACGTAGCCGTGAGCAAAATACTGAGTTAGCTCGTGGGGAATTGGCAGTTTTGAAACAGCGACTGGAAGCAGCTCAAGCGATTGGTCAAATAAATCCTTTGGCACCGGAAGCTTTAGGGATTCCAGAAATGGAAAAAACTATTGCTCTCAAAGAAGCCGAACTCACTCTCAGCGAACAAATAGCAGGCATTGAAGACAAACGCTTCAGTAAAGAGCTAACGGATGCCGCTGCGGACAAACGTATTGCCGATCTAAAGACTGAGAACGGACAGTTAGTTGACAACATCAGCAAACGTGCTGAACGTGCAACCAAAGAGCAAGAGTTTGCCCGTCGTCGTGCCACTCTCGAAAACAAGAACCAAGATATTGAGGTCGGAGGTTCAGTCACCGAAGCCCTTGCCAAAAATATTGAATATGGTCGTTCAAAAGGAAGTCCGATTGAGATGCGATTTGCACAGCAGCGATCGCAACAACAGATTGGCTTTGAACGACAAATGCTTGACCTTGATGAGCTAGAAAGCAGTGGGAAACGGACTAAAGAAGAGATTGATGCTCTAAGAAAGGCTTACACTCAACTCAATGAAGTGAGTCTAGATAATTTGAAGACTGAGCAGCAAAGAGCGACTGAAGATAAGGTTATGGAAATCTTCAACCGTATCAATTCTTCGCGCACAGGCGTCCTGAATGGTCGTGCAGACTTGCTTGGCTCTATGGGACTAGACACTCAAGCAAAAGAGTTCCGTAAGGCTAGTGCCCTCTCAGAACAGCGTCAGAGCTATAGCCAACAATCGCTTGAACTTGAGCGATTCATTGCCCAACAACAGCTATCTAATGAGCAAGCGTTGGAACTTCGGGCTAATTTGTCCGAAGTCAACAATATGAGTATGGAAAAGATCAATGCTGAGTTCAGTGTAATGAACGAGGTAATGGTCGGAGTCCAAGGTGCATTTGAGTCAGCCTTCACAGGCATTCTGGATGGTTCTAAGTCAATTGGCGAAGCGGCTTTGGGCTTCCTACAAGACGTTGGCAAGCAATTGGCTGGTATGGCTAGTAAAATGCTTACCGACCAGTTATTTGGCAAAATTATGGGCAAAGGCAGTGACAAAGATGCCAAGAAAGAGGCTGGTCTAATATCTGGTGGTGGCATAATAGGCAAACTAACGGGTGGCGACAATCCACTCGGTCAATACAATATGATGAACCCTCTACCAGTCGTAATGACCAACACTAGTGCTCTGGGCGGAATCGGCGGGATGATTACTGGTGAAGGTGGCGGATCAACAGATTTCTTAGGCAGTCTCTTGGGAGGCAGCAGCATCTTTGGCGGCGACACTAAAGTCAACCCGATGTCTGTAAGAATTGCTTCTGCTGACAATGGCGTCTTTGATTCAATCACTCAAGGGATTGGAGGATTGTTCGGAGGAGGTAGCGGTAGTGGTGGCGGACTAGGCACTATTGTTAGCTCTATCTTCTCCGGTATTGGAGGGGGCGGCGGTTCTGCTGGTGGAGGTGGTGGCGGCTTTGGACTCAGTGGATTGCTAGATATCGGCATGAATATCTTCGGCGGACTCTTCAACACTGGGGGCACAATAGGGAACAAAGCCCACATACAGGCTTACGCTCGCGGTGGCAGCGTTAGAGGCTGTGGTTGCCGTGCGTGTGCGATGTCGTCGGGTGGTGCTGTAGGATCTGGACTTGAAGAGACGTTGGAAGCTGCGATGAAACGGGAACGTAGTATGAATGGTGGGCGTCGGGCATACGCGATAGTTGCAACTGAAGGAGAGCTAGTCGTACCAACGAAGGTGGCAGACAGGCTTTCCCCCGATCAAAAGGCATTCTTAATCGGTCGTTCATCAGCACCAAGTACAAATCGAATGAATTACGCTCAAGGTGGCGTGGTAGGCTCAACGATGGGATCGAGCATCGCAAACAATGTTATGAACATGGGTGGATCGACAAAGATCGAAGGGTCAACCGTTAACGTTGGCAACGAAGGCAACATGAGTAAAGAAGAGGCTATGCGGTTGAAGCAAATGATTGACAGCAGTGTCATGGATACCATTCAGAGACAACGTAGACCTCGCGGATTGCTCTATAGCTAGACTCAACACTAAATTTAACTCCTCTACGCCCTCTAGTTAACCCTGGAGGGCTTTAGTTTGTTTAAACGAACCTTTGTGCTATAATGGCGTACAATAGTGTTCAGCAAGTTTCAATGACTAAAAATAATTTTTGTATTTCTGAAGATGATGGAAAATGGTTGCTTCAACAACCTGATGGAGTACGAATCCTGTGGTTAGAAGCAGCTATGGCTGATCCTACGGGTAAAGGAGGAACTTTTCACACAAAGTTAAAGAAAACTGCCTTTTGGAATGCTAGGCAAGCCATTGAAGAGTACGGAGCTTTTACTTTCGAGCGAATCTGTAGCGGAAAAGATAGTCGCGAAACAATTGCTTGGAGAGCTTACAATCTTCACGGCACAAACAATAATGCATACTGGTCTAGCAAAAGTTAACTGTTGTACCTCTCAAGCCGTCTCAGGTTAAACTAAGGCGGCTTTGGGTTTGACTACAAACAAAAACCACCGGATGCCGGAAAACAAACGGTGGTTCAACATTCACATTCACGAAAAAGCTAATGAATAAGATACCTACCAATACTACCACAGCTCAACCTCGGAAATTTCACAAAGTCTCAGATGATGATTTTAGATGGCTACAAAGTCAAACGGAAGGAGTCAGAACGCTCTGGCATGAGGCAGCAAACGCTGATCCATTTGGCAGCGGCGGAACATTTAGAACGACTTTAAAGAAGAGTGCATTTCATGTAGCTAAAAGAACCATTGAAGAGTATGGAGGATTCAAATTTGAACGTATCCCAAACCAACGAGACAATCGAAAAACCAGTTCATGGAAAGCATATAACTTTCATGGTTCAAATTATCATGACTACTGGAATGGAATAGACTCCAGCCAAACGGAGCGTAATGTAAATAAAGAAGAAAAACTAATTCAGAAGACAAAAACAATTGAGTCCATGCAAATGGAGTCTAATATAGGAAACCAGTCCATGCAAACGGAGTGCATTTCCAGCCAAACGGAGTCTAATTCAAGCGAAACCCTTTCCCTTATTCAACCCTGTCCCCTCTTAGAATATTTAGATCTAAATACTATAGATCTAAAACTCGAAAATGAATCGGAACAAGATTCTTCGTCTATATCTCGCTCTGGTTGCTCGGAGCTAGCCCCCTGCACTAAGGTTACGGGGTCTGCTCCGGCTCCCGACGCTAAGTTGACTCGTGAAGAGAATCCGGAGGCAAGCCTTACTGACTTCGATTCATCGAAAAAGAATCTAGAACACGGGCTAGTTAGTGAACCCGGAAGACGAGAAGATGATCTACCCGTGCAGAAGATGTTGGATCAATGTGGTGAATTAAATACGATTTCCGCCGCGCAAATTTCGCCAGCCGAACCCCCGCTAGAAGCCCCGCAAAACCCACTAGACCCGTGGGACGCCCAATCCGACACGCTGCCCGTTGAACCCACCTTGCCGCCTCTTACAGCCCCCGATCCTGCTGAATGCAGTCGAGTTTACCTGTTAGCCAAGCAAAAGTTGTCAGAAGCGGGGCTATTGAATGGCAATGGCTATAAATGGCTAGCAAGATTTAAAGAAGAGTTGGAGCGAGGACGACTAGCTAAACTGATGGAAGGAGTGCGGGAGAATATGGGAGATGATGTGACATTGCCTCCTGAAGTATTTTTGTCAGACTACCTTTTGTATGATCTTGATGCATTTGAGGAACCTCAAGTCTGTGTGAAGCGAAAGGATGGGTTGGATCTGGTGTCTTGGTCTAAACTTTAATTTCTACAGATCGGGATTGTCGATTTACTGTAAATTGGCTTTCCCGATCTACAGTAAATCTGTATTAACCCACGAAGCGTAGCGTAGTTACCCACACGCTTTTGCCCACAGATCGCGTCAGCATTGCAATAGAACGCAATAGTTAGTAGCTGTGACTGAGGGACATCAATACGACCCATATTCGATAGAAGGTTCTGGCATCGTCGGCGGACTGCTGGGGGGCGGCGGTTGCTTTTGCGCTGGTACATTAGTCTGGACTCCGAGTGGACTCAAACCGATTGAAACCCTTCAGGTTGGTGACCTCATTGTTGCCTTTAAGCCTGACGGGTCATTGGTCACGTCTGTCGTTGAAGCGACCCATGTCCACGAGCAATACTTCGTCAATCACTACACTCTCTGGAATGCTGAGTTTACTGCCACTCCAAATCATCACGTACTGACCGCCAACAACGCCTACAAAGCACTCCAAGACTTCGAGATAACTGAATGCCTGGTTGATGCTTTAGGCGAGCTACAGCCGCTTCTGGCGGTTAAGGCTGAACCTGAGTTGACAACAGTGTACAACCTTACTGTTGCAACATGGCACAATTATCTCATTACTCCAAAAGGTATTCGAGTTAGCAATGGTGGTGGTGGCAAGTCGGGTGGAGGGAAGGCAGAGAATGATGCCTACAAAAGCAATGCTACAGCTTACATTGTTGAGCTATTGAGTGCTGGAGTGGTCGAGGGGATTGTTGGGGGACTTCAGGGAATCTATTTTGACCGCACTCCTGTTCAGAATACGGATGGTTCACTTAACTTTAAAAACTTTCAATATGATTTTCGTCCTGGCACTCAAAATCAAACGTTTATGCCGGGATATTCTGATGAGATTTCATCAGAGAAGACGGTAGATCAAGAAGTCAAACAACAATTACCAATTTCCCGCACTGTTGTTAGCTCGGAAATTGATGGCATTCGTGTTCGATTGGCGCTATCGCAACAAAAGCAGGAGGACAATGGCGACGTTGTAGGAATGACTTTACAGTATAAGATTTTTGTCAAACAAGGAGGCGGGGCTTTTGAGTTACGGGTGAATGAAACTAAATCTGGTAGGTTTTCTTCACTTACTGAATTTGAATATTATCTTCCTGTCAACAATTTCAACAATACAGTTGATCAGTTCACTGTCAGAGTTGAAAAGGTAACCGCAGATATCGCTGAGGGAGACACTAAGCAGCAACAGACGCTCAAGTGGCAGTCGTATACAGAGGTAATCGAAACAAAACTTAACTATGCGAATTCGGCTGTTATCGGTGAGCAATTTAATCCAAAAGACTTTTCTTCAATACCTAACCGTCAATATAAGTTAGCTGGCGTCCTTATTCAGATTCCAACTAATGCAACGGTTAACCCAACAGATCGTGGATTAGACTTTATATCGGATATCTGGGACGGTACGTTCTACACGCCAGCATTAGCTTGTGCCGATCCAGCTTGGATTGCCTACTACCTAATGACTGATCCCATCAACGGATTGGGGCGTTACATTGATGCTCCCTCGATTGACAAGTGGAGTCTCTATCGGTGCAGTCTTTATAACAACCAGATGGTTGGTAATGGACTGGGTGGCACAGAGCGCAGATTCCTTTGTCATACG